CTAAAGACAGTAAAAAAGGGGTCGCCCAATGTGCGTGGAGGATATAATGTAACGGATAAGGCCGATGGTCTTCGTGCGATGGGATATGTAAATGCGGCAGGTGAACTCTTTATGATTGATATGTCGCTGAATATTTATCGCACTGGTCTTGTTCGCACATCATGTGCAGATTCACTTGTCGACGGCGAGTTTGTGACGCAGGATAAGGAGAAGAATTCAATTCAGCAATTTATGATCTTTGACTGTTATCATGCTGTGGGTGGCGAGGACGTGAGCCAACTTCCCTTTACTAATGCCCCTTCGGGTACGGAAGAAGATAAGCGCTTGGGCAGTCGTTATGGTGCCATGATGACGTGGATTGAGCGTTGGAATGCGGCTGAGGGACCGCGCATCATACCCACTGCAGGCGTGACTGCGCGTAATAAGATCTTGGTGTGTACTAAGAACTTCTTATTCGCCAAGGAGGGTGATAATAGTATCTTTAGTGCGTGTGCTCGTGTCTTGGATTCATCAAAGCTGTATCACACCGATGGTTTGATTCTGACGCCTAACAAGCTGCCTTTGCCGCAGAAACCTGGTGTGAAGTTTGCGGAGCAGTTGAAGTGGAAGCCGTCGAGTGAGAATACTGTGGATTTCTTGGTGCTCTTTGATAAGGATGAGGAATCAGCCTTGGATATGGTGTATACTGGTGTAAAAGGGAGTATTCAGTCAGCTGGTGGAGGGGCGACGGTGCAGTATAAGACGCTGCATTTGTATGTGGGCAGTGACTTGGATCCTGCCTACGAGGATCCTCGTGGAACTGTCTTGTTCGAGCAGCCCTTGCCTGTGGTTGGAGCCCCAGGCGCGCGGCCTAGGCGTCGTGAATACAAGCCTGTGCTCTTCAATCCCACCGAGTTGCCTGATACTATGGCAAACACGTGTTATTTGGAAGTGGAGACGACGCTCACTGGAGAGGACATTGTGCGCTGCGAAAATGGTGATCCTATTGAGGACAAGAGTATCATAGAAATGCGTTATGAGCCCAAGAATGATTCAGGATGGCGCTGGATTCCTATGCGGGTTCGTTATGATAAGACCGAGCGCTTTCAGCGCAATGAGATTGGTCGTACCTTGAATAAGGACGAGTCGGCGGAAGGTGTTTGGAACAGTATTCACGAACCAGTGAGTGAATATATGATTCGCACAGGGTCTGAGCAGCCTTCGAATGCGGAGTTGGCAGAGGCTGGTGGGGCAGTAGCACAGTTGGCATCTGGAGAAATCGCCAAAGTCTATTATGAGCGCAAGGGAGAGACCAATGATTTGACAATTGTGAAGGGGCTGCGCGAGTTTCACCGTCGTTATATTAAGGAGAAGATGCTTCTGGGTCGTGGTCTGCGTGGTGACAACAAGACGCTAGTCGATCTGGCGTGTGGACAGGGTGGTGATTTATGGTCTTGGGTTGATTTGAATGCGAATTTCGTCTTTGGTACTGATATTGCAGGGAATGGTATTCGCGATCCTATGAATGGTGCATATCGCCGATACTTGAATGCGGTGATTAAGAATAGAGGATATGAGAATGTGGGGAGGATGATCTTTACAATTGGCAGTTCAGCCAAGAATTTGGCGACTGGTGAGGCGGGTGCGACGTCAGAGGAGTCAAATATCATGAGATCTGTCTTGGGGCGGGTGGCGCCTGATGGTCCTGTTCCGCCATTCGTGAAGAATTATGGGTCTGGGCGTTTGCAAGAGGGGGCTGATTGTGTGGCAATTATGTTTGCTATTCACTACTTCTTTGAGAATCAAGTGTCTTTGTCTGGATTTATGCGCAATGTGAGCGATTGTTTGAAGATTGGTGGATTATTTGTGGGATGTTGCTTCGATGGTCAGAAGGTATTTGATTCGCTTCGGAACATTGAGGAGGGTGGAACTCTAAAAGGATCGGATTCGGCCGATAATGAGATTTGGCGTATTACAAAGAAATATTCTGCCAATGACTTGACGAATAATGACGATTCACTGGGGCTGTCGATTGATGTAAAGTTCTTGACAATTGGAACGGAGCAGCGTGAGTATCTTGTGTCCTTTGATTTGCTAAAGTCTGAGATGGCTAAGATTGGTTGTGAACTTCTGACACAGGAGGAGTGCAAGGAACTTGGCTTGCAAAATAGTACGCAGATGTTTGAGGATACCTATGCAGATGCTTTGAAGAAGGGCGATAGGTTTAATATGATTCCTGTGGTGCGGCAGTATAGTTTCTTCAATCGCTGGTTTATCTTCAAGCGGCGGCGTGGAGGGGTGTTAGAGGAGGTTGATGAGGCTGCTGCTTCTTCTGGGGTTGCTCCTGTTGCTCCTGGGACTGCTGCAGCTGCGGCTGCTTCTGCTTCTGCTCCTGCTCCTGCTCCTGGTGCTGCAGCGCCTGCGGCAACCTTTGCTGAGAAGGCTGATGTAGTTCGTAATGAGGCACTGCAAGCATCCTCTAGCACAAATGCAAAACCCTTGCGCACAATTCCTGTGGCTGCTGCAGCTCCTGCTGCTCCTGGAGTTCCCGCCTCTGCAGTTCCTGCGGGTCAGCGAACATTCGGTCTCACTCAGTTATTCCAATTCTATATGGATGCTAGTAAGGCAGATAAACTCAAGCTAGGTGATCCAGATGCTGCCAGATGGCTCGCCCCAGCTGCTCCCTTCCCAATTAAGGACGATGAGGATGAGTATCCAACTGTAGAGCACTATTTGGCGGCTATGAAGTATAAGCTGGCATCATCAAAGCCCGATCTGGGTCGTGAGATATTCGCCAAAGGCGGAACCATTCACCAAGAGTTTCAGCGTAGACGAGCAACGGAGTCTGCTCAAGGGGCGCGTGCAATATCGGCCGAGAGAGACTCAGATTTGTTAAAGGAGGAGCGTGCCAAGGTTATTGAGGAGTCGGCTCCTTCGGCATTCAAGAAGTACCGAGCCACCTTTAATGATAAGGACTGGTTTACAGTGAAGGATGCACAGCTTGAAAAGGCACTCAAGTATCGCTGGGAGAATGATGCCAGGCTCAGACGTATTGTGGAGGCAGCGCGAGCCAAAGGATTGTATCTCCTCTATTACACAGGTGCTGGATCAGGATCGAATCTTGGTGGCAAGAGAACTGCAACAGGTCTCATTGATGGCGAGAATAAGGTGGGTGAAATCCTCATGAGGTTGGCAAAGTTCAAAGTTTAAAGAGTATAACCACAATACACATTATAATGCCTGCATTTAATCATGAAGAATTGCAGAAGGAATATGATTCTACTGAGAAACAGCTATATATAGATGATATAAAACAAATCGTTATTAATTCAGGAAGTTCTTTAGAAGGAAATTCTTTTTATTACCATGCAAGTCTGAATATTTTTCCTGAATTGTATAAGAAGCAGGTAAATCTTTTTTGGACTGGAAAACAGGCTGTGAGGCGAATCTGTGAAATTGGATTTAATGCGGGTCATTCAACTCTGTTGATGCTATTGGGGAGAGATAAGACACCGCTTGACTTTACTCTATTTGATATAGGGCATCACAGATATACCAAGCCTTGTCTTGAGTATATGAAGTCAAAGTTTCCTCATGTTAGATTCGAGTATATTGAGGGTGATTCGACTGTGACTATGCCAAATTGGATTAGTGAGAATGTCTTATATTCTCGGCTATATGATGTAGTGCATGTAGATGGAGGACATAGCCATCATTGTATCGTAAATGATATGAAAAACGCGGATATTTTAGTAAAATTGGGTGGAATTCTTATTGTGGATGATACCTATATAGATTATATAAATAATGAGGTAAATGCGTATTTGTCTTCTGGGAAATACGTGGAGCTTGATGTTCTAAAATCTGAGGGGTATACTCACAGAATTATACAGAAATGCTCGCTCTAAAAGTTTTGATACATAGAAAGATTTGCAGGCACTTAGAATATGCCAGATACTGTGATTTATAGTATAATTTTTGTTTGATATTTGTGTATTTATAAAGAATATTATGAGATTTCCTAAAATAATCTTGGATTGTGTAAAAGGGGTTGTGTGCGTGTATCCTAAGTATATATCATATGAGAACCAGAGAAGAGCCAGGAAATAATCAGCTGTTGCAATGGCCGCGTTCGATTCCTTTGAGGCATGATATAATATGGAAAAGGTGGAGGATAGTACTATGATATTTATATAATTGTGTGCAAATGTTCTATAGTATTTTACCAGTGGTAATATACTATAGAAATGTGGGATAGTTGTGAGAATAAGCATTACTTGTAATTATCTGATTATATTTAAGATGTAGTTAAAAGTTGAGGAGGCATGAACAAAGAATTAATGAGTCCCTTATGAAGGCTCCCTACGAGCCAGCTCCTTTTACGGGTGGCACACCACTACAACCATGGATGACGCTTGCTCTTAAGAATCGTCATCCACGAGATAATTTAATCCATTTCGATGAGCCTACACATATCTATACGATTAAAGGATCATCAGTGGGAAATATTTCGGTCTCTGGTCTTCATCATCATCTGTTTCAAGAATTTGACGCAGACAAGGTGATTGCAAATATGATGCGTTCTAAGAACTGGCCAAATAGTAAATGGTACGGAATGAGTGCAACAGCGATCAAGGAGGCGTGGAATGCGAATGGGCGTGAGGCTAGTGAGGCCGGCACTGCTATGCACTTAGGGATTGAGATGGTTATGAACGGAGCTGAGGATCAAGTTGATGAGGAGGTCAAGAAAACCAAGGAGTGGGAGTATTTCTGGAATTACTGGCGTAAGGATTCTTTGAAATTCGAGCCGTGGCGCACTGAGTGGGAAGTCTGGGACGATGAGCTCAAGATTTCTGGGTCAATTGATATGGTCTATCGTAACAAGAAGGATGGGACCTTCGCAATTTATGATTGGAAACGTGCAAAAGAGATGAAGATGGAGAATTCCTTTCAATCAGGAATTGGACCCGCGGCTGCACTGCCTGATACGAATTACTGGCATTATACGATTCAGCTGAATTTGTATCGCTGGCTTCTCGAGAAGCATTATGGAGTCAAGATTAGTGAAATGGCTCTTATAGTTATTCATCCAATCAATGATAACTATAAGAAATATAAGCTGAATCGCCTTGATGATGAAGTCGAAGAAATTATCGAGGCGCGGCGACGGGCTGTGAAAGAGGGATTAGGTAAGGTGTATGTGTTCTCGGGCAGCATAGATGCAGATGTAGATGATGCACCAACCTTCAGCAAGTTAATGATACAGGACTAAATTAAAAAATGAAACATATTAAAGTCTATATTTTTGGTACCATGGCAAGTGTAAAAAGGGTAATATACGGTTTAGATGCGTCAAAATATCCAGCAAGATTAGGACAACCTTGGAACGATGATGAAATTGTAAAAATGCTTACATCTATTCAAAAGAAGAAATCAATTGAAGAGATTGCTAAAGAACATGAACGGACTGTTGGCTCAATTAATTCTTATCTAAAAAAGATTGCTGTAGATTATCATTTTAATGATAATATGCCAATGGATAAAATTCAAAAATACACTAGGCTTTCAACTGAAGAAATAAATGAAGCTATAAAGAGAAAAGAATATAAAGATTTATTAAAGAAAAAGATACTTACAACGAAAACTGCTGGGGATACACAACTTGAAGGAGAACCCATGGCAAAAACTTCAGACGTTGAAAAAGAACCTACTATAAAAGAACTGCATACAATGTTAAAGGATATTCAGAATAAACTTAACATATTATTAGAAAAGCCCTAATTTAGATCATATGCACAAATTTAGTCTTCGCAACCACCTGTTGCACAGGATAGGGGAGTTTAGAAAATGGAATACATTCAATAGAAGAATCAGACATTGATACAAAGCCTATAGAACCATCATCCAGTTGTACGAAAAACAAGAAGTGTGCGCGTACCTTATTTTCATGTAGGGCAACGCATACTGTAAGTCCAGGATCAACGGGTGTATCCTCATCATATACCAACTGAGCAATTGATAACTTCAATCGTGTTGATGCATAATTTACTAAGGCCTGTGTTAAAAGAACTGGTGCTTCTTCTACTTGACCTTGTTCGACTAATTCAGATTTAGGAAGTCCCAGATACTCTAAGACATCCAAGACAGATCCTATACTGAAGTATTTATATTCAGCAATTAGCTTAGGTTTATTAATATAATTTTTCAAGATTTCTGGCATCTCTTGTAAATCACCCAAGTCTGTTATACTTTGAGGGATGTCTTCGTCTGCATTTGCATCGCCTGCATTTGCGCCTTCTGCGCCTGCGGCTGCGCCTTCGGCTCCAAGAGGCTGAATAGAAGCATATTCCTCAGCATATCTCGGCTTCTCAGTCTTATCCTTTGTCCACTCCATACGCAACAGCTCAGACCAATCCACAGAATCTTCAGGCACTATATACTGATCTTCATATCTAAATGCACGAGTCAGTTTTACATACTGACTCACTTTCTTATTAAGAAGCTCTACACGTTTCTGAGGAAACCGTATAATCTCCTCAATCAATTTCTTCACTAAGAGTCCTTTGGCATCCACTTGCTTCAATCCAACATCATATTTGTCAGGCACATGCAATAAACATGCACTCTCTTCACCCTTCCATACACATCGATTCGAGCAACGCGCCTCATCTGTAATAATATGACAATCAACACGCTTCAATGATGCAGTATGATCTCTCTGCGGAATGGAAGAATCCAGCCAACTCAGAATTTCATTCCCCAACTTTATAAAGAGTCGCTGACGCTTTTCAAACAACGGCAAGTCAGAATTCGGCCGTCCATCCTTGTACAAAATATTATTTATCTCATTCTTAATTGGCGCAGGTTGAATGGCGTACCAATTCGCAAATGTGAAGCGTAGATGTTGATAAATTTCCTCAAATTCTTTCAAATTAACATCCAACTTGAGATCTGCTTCCTTACTTCCAAAGACGAGCTTTGTATCAATGACCCAGGGCAACTCTTGGCCTTCCTCAAAATAGTCTGACTCTAAGACAGTGTCAGTTGCATCTTGTTTTCTCACAGGCACAAACAAACCATTTGATAAATGCAGAGCATAAATATCAGACCTCTCAGGAATTGACTTATCAAGGCGTATAATTGTCTGGACTGTGTAAGAGGCGGTGATTTGGGAACTCTGGCCTTCGAGAGCAGCGGCCACCTTTGTTTTATAAAAATCTGAGGCTGTCTGTGCAGTCGCCAGCGATTTCATCAGATGTCTCCAATCTAACTCTTGTTTTACATTTGGATATACGGTACCATCATCTATAACAGGTAATAGAACAAGACCGTCCTTTTCTGCACTGGCAAAGAATAGAATGCCTGAAACGTGATTATACGTATCTCTGAGAATTCCAAAGACTTCAGAAGGTATGGTCATTCCAATTGACAGTGGTAGCAGAGTTTGGGGATTGATTTGTGCCGAGTCAGTATAGATACCAAGTCCGCTGCTGAAACACATCGACTCATACTCTTTTACACGCTTTTTTATGATTGCTGGCCAGCCTGCCTGAGCATCTCTGCGGAATACCATATATGTATCGCTTGTTTCCTTTTCTGCATTATTATCTGTGTATATAACAGGCTCCCAGGCTCCTGTGTGCATCTGTAAAAGAAAGGCTACGTCGCAACGAGCTGCAGTGGCAGGGCTCACACCATACGGTGGGCAACGGACTTCAATAGAGCCATTTGCTGCCACTTCCAGAATAATAAAGAGAATTCCATTGGCCAGAACATCTTTATTCGTGTCGACCCAGGTGAGAAGATTGGGGAGTGAGAGAAAGTGGGCGAATTGGCGGAATTCCTTGGTCTTTGATGTATTGTCCATGAATTGTTTGTATCCCTCGAAGGCCTTCCATATACGCAGAACGGCTTCCTTGTGAATACCAACACCTGAATCCATACCCAGCCATTTACGAGCAAAGACACGCAGAACGGCATCGTTCGGTTCTTGGAAGGCAGGATCAAAAAAGTCGAACAGGAAATTCCCGTAGTTTAATGATGTAAATAGACGTGGCAGAATCATTTCTATCATGCGCTGTTTAATTGCAGAAGCAGAGTTAACACCGTAAAAGGGGGCAATTGCAGATAGGAAGGCTTCAGGCAAGTAGCGTTTTCTATTATCGACTGCAATACGCAAGAATCCTGAAACGGCAGGGAAACCGCCGCGAGACACCAGCTTCCAGACTGTGTGATCGTTAATAACAAGAGTTCTGGAATCTTGGCCAAAAAACTTGTCGGCGGCGGCAGGGAGAATACCAATCTGGGGTCCTTCGCGCAAGACTTCCAGCGGCATTTTCTCAGGACCAACGATATACCAGGTTTTATTATTACCAAGCTTTTTCTTATAATCTACAGAATATTGTACACTATCGTCTAGTTCTTCTGTTGCAGCTGCAGCTGCAGCTGCAGAAGCAGCTACAGGAACACCAGGGACAAGTTGCTCTGCCTTGCGTTTCAGAGGTGCAAAGGCAGGATGTTTATCCTCATACATCTTAGGATCCTTCAAATAGCAGCACGGCAAGAATAATCCCTCAGGATGCTCAGTCGATGAGCCTTTGCCAAGAAATCCCACATATAAATGCGCCTTCTCATCCACTGATTTTCCCTTTGACATACGTTCAATCACTGTCTCGCCTTTTACAACAGATTTATAGTCTTTTACTAATCCACCACGACAGAATGGACAGGTGTTCTTATCTTTGGGACGACCTTTTCTATCTTTGTTTGATAGGAAATCAGATTTCAGAACAATAATTTCGTCCTTTCTGCACCAGTACTTGCAGCAGATAAAGATATTTGCCTGGCCTTCCATAAGATTGCTGCCATATCGCAGTGTGGTGATAACTTCGGTGGTTGTCTTGGAAGGAGTGGGGATTGTTTTGCCTTTCTTGATAGGATACTCAATCCATAAAAGATCACCTTTCTCAGTCTCGCTTTCGTAGATTTCTTTCATACGTATAAACTCATCCTCGCTCATAACAATGGGTTGTTTTAAAGAGGATTGACACTGGCTCGAATATTTCTTTACTGATGTATCCCCTTTGGCATATTGAAAAAGTCTGCGATCATAGAAATCGAGACGTTTGGAGAAATACGTTTTAGCTTTGATATGCTTCAGCTGTTCCAGATCAGTGATTTCTGCTTCTTCGTCGTCTTCTGCTCCTGCAGGAGCAGAGGCAGCCGCAGGAGCAGAGGCAGGAGCAGTAACAGGCGCAGAGGCAGCAGATGCCAGAGTTTTAAGGGTAGGGACTGTCTCGATTGCCTCGACTGTCTCAACTACCTCTGCCTCTGCCTCTCCATCCTCTTCACCAAATCCTGAAAAATCGCCGAGAGTATTGAAGGCAAAGGTATCTCCATCATTTGCAGCTGCTGCACTCGCATTTGCAGCAATCGCTAATGCTGCCGATGCAGGAATCTCCTCTTCATCAAGAGCAGCCTGAGCATCTTCTAATGCCTCTTTATTCGCCAGAGTCTGTTGTTCCTCTTCCTCCTCTTCAGATGTCAAGTAGCAACGACGGATTTCTTCGAATTCTGATGCTTCCAGAGTAATGAGCAAAGACAAAAGAGTTTTAATACGGCGAAGTGTAGTTATAGAATTTACGCGATATATATGAATTGTGTAATAGGGGTGTTTGCCGAATATAGCCACGTCAATACCAGGATTCGTCGACTGCTTATATTCTGTCGTAACAGGATCAACTAGCTCAAACTTCGTCAAATCTGATAGAAAGGTTGAGATTCTGGCTTGTGCTATAACTTCGGCCACATCAAACTCATCCATGTAGTACTTCACGAGCTGAGGAATATTCGTTGCTCCTGCCATTTTCTGCAAATCAATGACACGATGCAAGAATTGAAAGTCGCGGCTCGGTGTTTGGAAATTGTCTACGCGCTTGTAACGAAGATAGGCAATGGGATTCTGGAATTCCAGCGGACTGGACGATACTTGGAAAAAGGGACGATAGAAGGGAAGAACCGCATTCAGAGATCGTTTTGTGATTGGATTTGTATCATCCTTTTCAAGCCAGAGTGATAGAATCACATAGGCGTCATCCAGGGAAATTGTTAGAGGACTATATATTCGTTTAGCAGAGAGTCCTGATGATGGATTTATGGGGTAGAGTTTAGGAAGTTGATCACTAATTTTCTTAAGAATATCGGCCAGAGCAAAGAGATCGCCTTGTTTCGTCAGTGCCTTTGTATTTGCATCAGGCTGTATGATGAATTTCGCCGAACCGTCTTCGTGTATGAAGAGAGTGGCAAAAAGAGGATTTACACTACCGCTTCCAGGTCTCAGAAGTACCTTGGCCATTATTAAATTCTCGTCTGGAGTAATAGACTTTAGTTGAGACCATTGGAGCAGAAGATCAGGCACTTGAACAGAGGGAATATTAAATGGTCCCTCCACATGGATCTTACTTATCGGACTGCTCGATTTTTTGAAAAAGCGGATATAAGGAATATCAGTTGACACTTTCGTGTCATAAAATGTCGCTTCTATGTCAAAAGATCTATAGGCAGGATTTGAGACTGGGCGTTTCCAGTAAAAGCGCAGATTCTTTATAGTGGATAGATGTACACTTTCTCCGCGTGATGATTCTCCAGGTTTTCTTAGAGGAGTTTCCTGAGCATGGGAATCAATGAGTTCGATCATTTGTTGACGACATGCCACACGTTTCACAAGAGTCTTTTTATATGATTCTGCGACGACTGAGAGAGATCCGTCCTCATATGCCTTATCCTTTTCAGGGAAATAGACGCGAAAGATACCTTCCCAATCTTTGCGATTTATAGGTTTTACGCCCGTATATGCCTCATATAAATTACGATACAGAAAGAGATGTAGAGTATATGTCTCCTTTTTCTCAGTAAATAGTACAGTCTGTAGAGTCATGTCATTGAGTGGAGTTATTTGCAGCAGTTTGGAATTGCCTGTGAGATCTACAAACTGCGGATTCACAGTTTGCGTATTGATAAGTTTGAAGGGCGGATCAAGTAGAATATTTTTGTTATTAAAAACATATTGAAAATGGGTATACATATTGGGTTGTTTGGAAGGCAAGAGCAGACATTGATTATCAGGATGATATTCTTCGCGTTCCCCACTTTCAATGTAAATTCTTGCAGCCAGCTCGGCAATTGTCTGGAATGGATAGACTGTGTCAAAGGTAAATTCCTGGGTAGGAGTATCAATAGTGCCGTTTGAAAAGACAAGAATCTGGACATTTACAGAATCATTAGGATCTTTAAGAGATGTAAAGTTCGTCGGTCGGAGAATCTGACTGACGAATTCTTCGTATGATGTATCTTCTTGGATATCAGCCATCTAAGATTCACGTATTTTTAACCTATAGATAAATCTGTGCCATCCTTTTTAGGATCATAAGCAGGTGCGTCCGTAATACTGAGGCCACAATAAGAAACAGGATGTGATTTGAAATCTTGGTATGAGTAAATTCCTTTGGATTCGGCCTGTTTTAGTAACCAGCCGAAATTATTCCAAAAGTCTGGACCATGTCCTAGAGTCGGTGTAATAGTATGAGCCATTTCATGAAGAGCCACAAATACCATGACATTTTCACCAACTAAAGTCTCATTTTCGCCTTCTCTTTGTCGGAGACACAGATGAATTTTCTCGCCTTTATTCACACTATAGCTTGTATGTTCCTCAGCCGGTGTTGATTCTGCGAATCGTTCAGGGTCAGGTTTGAAATTTCGCATCCATTGTTTAATTTGTGGTTTATTTGGAAACTTGTCTCTGAGAGCCATGTACAGGCTTTCAATCTTAATGCGCACATTTGCTAACAAATCTGCAGCCTTCTGTTTATCAGGCATATCTCGGACTCTATATATCTTATTGTCGACAGTGCTTTTTACGTCAACAAGAGGATATTTCGAATGTCCTGAGACAGTATTTTTGATACTTGTCATTGCATTCGAAAACAGATTCTGGATATCTGTCATCTAACGTTATATGCGGAACTAAAACATAGACATAGCATGTGTATGTTTTGGAATTGTGTAAAAGGGTGTGTTTACTCGATCTCGAGGTCGCGGCGATTCGTGTCAGGCTCGATCGTGCTGTTGTAGAACACAGACACAGGCACCTGGGGATTCGGGGGCTCAGAGCGGAGCTGGTAGTTGGCGTTACGGAGGCTCTGGCCAACCGTGTTCACGCCGATAAGAGCACCCGCGGACAAGAAGTTCTTGCCCTTGAGGGAGCCAGTACCCATGGGATTCTGCTGTGCCCACACGGAGTTGGGATCCTTGGGCAGCAGCTCACTGGGCGTGAGCTGATCGCGAGGGTAGCAGCCCGCGGGACCCTGAGCATTATTGAACTCGGCGGGACCAGACACGTTGGCAAGGTCAGCAAATCCCTCGGCATCCTCGGCATCTGCATTCTCATCGTCATCCTCATCCTCAGGATTGGCGAATCCACTCATATTCTTCGCCTTATTGCCACTGGCATCGAGACCAGAGCTTGATGAATCGCCACCTGCAGAGTTGGGATTTGCATTTACCATGGCCTTCTGCACCATGCCAGCCAGCTCATTCAGACCAGCCGCCTGCTTGAAGTTGGGATCACTGCCCATAGTGCTATCAAAGCCCTCGTACCCAGATCTTAAAAGACCAAAAAATGTGGGGTCAACGAGATATATTGCACCTAATACCAAAACAATGGCAAGAACTGTTAAAAGGATTGAACGACCATCACTCGCCATTTGCGCTTCTGAAATAGTGGTAGGCAATATTTTGTCGCAGAGTGGATACCTAATTGTCGGTTTCTGAGCCTTCGTTTTCCCAGTCTGTGTCCTCGCCGTAGAGTTGGGAATATTCCAGTGTTAAACGTTCGGCCTTAAACAAAGCCCGGGCAGCCTTTGCCCGTGCTTTCATGACAACTTCTTTTTGAAGTATGCGCCGGGTCGGGCCAATACCAAGAGGAGTGGATTCAACCAGAGGAATCTCCTCTTTTGCCTCGACTGCATCCACTGCATCCACTGCCTCAACACCCTCTTCCTTAAAATCAATCATAACTTTCTCAACTGGCTTTAATTCCATTATAGAACACTGAAAGACAAAGGAATCTTTGGATATAATAAGTTTGGTCGCCTGATAGTCTGCCGTACCTTCAAAGTCAGCAGGGATCTCGCTTGTCGGAGTATCAAATGAAATTCTTGGCTGAAGCCATTCCTTGGCCAATGGTTTCGTAAACCATCCCTTTGTCCCATCGATCAGCGGCTGCAAAAGAGATTGTATAAGACTCTCGGAGTCTGATAATTGAGTAATTACACCCTCTTCCTTATGAAAGCTAAGCCGGAAACCGTCAGTAAGTTCACAAGTATACAGCTTCAAGCCAGGATTGTATGACGGTTTGTTAATCTTCATTGACATCTGTGAGGAAATTCCAACCACTCATTTTTACCCAGTACTTCAGAACTCGCGATGCTATCACCCTGGCTCGAAACATTCATAGATAAAACGATTCAAATGCTGCAGAATGATGTGTTAAAGAAGAAGATTCAACTCTTGATTTTGGAACCGTTCTTGCAATATATTATCGAACTGGTCTTTCCATATGTTGTAATAGTGTGTGCTATATTTGGAATTATGTTATTAATGATTGTTATCATTCTTGGTTTGCTTGTCTTTCGTTTGAATGGTGGGGCTGTTGCTGCTGCATCTGCAGCAGCAGGAGCAACCGCGGTAGCACCTCTCATGGCCGCCGGTGGAGCTTAATTAGAAAGGTGTAAATGGCGGTAGCAAGCGAACAAGTCAATACGCAGGGGTTGGCCGAAATGATTCGGAGTTGGATTCATTTCGACAATCTTGCCGCAACCTTTAATCGCCAAGCACAACAAGCCCGGACAGCAAGAGCTCGTTGGGAGTCACAAGTCATTAATTATCTTCGTCAATCAAAAATGTTAAATGCAATAATACAAATTGCGGGCGGGAGGCTTACTGTACATGAAGAGAAACATGCACAACCTTTAACACTTCAACGTTTAGAACAGTTATTACATGAATATTTTGGCCAGCGTCCTCCTGGATCATTGGATGAAACTGCGGATATATTGACATATATTAAGACACACCGTGGGTCAAATGTTGAAACACGACTAAAGAAGAGTTAGTTTCACCTCGCAAAAAATTGATGCTTCGCCGCCTGTTTAGGAAATGTCCCCGCGATACTTTGTGTTATATGAGTAACTTTAATCTATGGTTGGATGAGCCGGTGTGGGTTTCGGCAAATGAGAAGAGTACCAGGCGTGAGTATATTCCATACTTTGCTGATTGTCTAACAAGCTTCATGAAGTCAAATGGATATAAGATGTGTGCTGAGTGGAAAAAAGGACATTTGGTTGTTGCACGATGGATGTATGTCATTCATCGTGATGAATTAATTTACAAGCAATATGACAAAAAGATTCGGTATCCCAATCCATATCATCGGGATTGGGAGGAAGATCATGCTGAGTTTCAGCATATCATGACACATGATACAATTTCCAGTTTTATTGAAAGATGGGAATTGTATGAAGATTTCGACCCTGATACACGGGTCGGCCAGCGAATGTTATATGAGATTCAGGATCTTCTGTATCCATACCTTGACTTGGTGATGAGTAAGAATGGAATGCGGGTGGAAGACTTACTATATGACAGTGACAGCGACGCAGATAGTTGGAAGTCTGGCACGAAGCGTTTGCACCCTCGTGGTGCAGCACGTGTTGATGTCTATATGAAAGAGGCGCAAGAAGGTATGCATGGCGGAAGAGGATACAAAGTTTAGGGGTGCTTAATTCC